CCCCTGCCAGTCGGTTCCCGCCGTCAGCGTATGGCGGTTGAGAATGCGGGCACTGCCCTCGCCGGTCTTCTCGATCACCGGCCGGATCGCATAACCATGCTCGGTCGCGCCGGGAATGATCGTCACGGCGCGGATCTGCTCTTCGAGCCTGCCCACCGGCCGCAGCACTTCGAACTGCAGGAGCGGGATGCGATTGCCGAAACCGTCGAGCGGCAGCCGTTCGAACACGACGTAAGCCAGGCCGCGATAGGCCGGCGCATTGCCTTCGCCCTGCTTCGCCTCGATCAGCGGATCGGGCAACTGCCCCTCGTCGCCGCGATAGACCCGCATCTCGATCGCGGTCAGGTCGAGCTCACGCCCGTCGGCCCAGACGCGCCGTACGCCCGCGATCCTCCCCTCACAGAGCCCGACCGCCAGGTTGGCGAAATAGCGGAACGTCTCCACCCGCGGCCCGCTCGTCGCCTTGCCGCCGGAGCGCTCGCGCGTCACCTCTTCCTCGAAACGCGTCGCCCAGATCAGCGTGCCGCCGATCCGCGCCGTCCCGTAGACACGGTTGATCGCCGTCCCCTCATCCGCCCCCGGAATGCGCGCAGTCGCCAGCCGAGGCCCGGAGATCGTCGCGCCGCTGCTGCCGATCAGCGCCCGATCGACCATGCTGCCGGCCAGCGCCCCCGCCGCCCGCCCGATGATGGCGCCGACCGGACCGAACACACTGCCGAGCGCCGCACCCGCCGCCTGGAAAAGGATAGTGGCCATTGACAACTCCACATATTCGAAAAGGCGAGTCGACCGCTAGTCGCCCGCATCCAATGCGTGTTATGCTTGCAGGCGGTTGAGGGAAAAGCAGTAAGCGCATCACACTGCGCATCGGTGGCGTAGGCAGCACTGACCTCGGCAGGAGGCCCCTGCTCTCAACCATGGAGGTGATGTTATGAGGCTAACGCCCATTAGCATCATGCTTACTGTGAGAAAGACCCGGACGGGCTGGCTTGTCTCCGTCCGGGTAACATTCACTAGACAATGCTAGGTGAGCGAGGTTCCCGCCTCGCTCACCTCTCCATAATAGGCCTACCCGTGCAAAATGCAACCTCGATTGCGAAATGCATCTTAAAGTTACATTATTTTAAGTTGCATCAGGTTGCATTTCGGTTCGGAGGGACCGGACACGCCGTCGGAAACCGATACACCCCCGCAATCCGCCGCCGCCACGATGGCACCAGGGCCGAACGTGTCACTGCCGATTGCTCATAGGCATGGATGAAATGCTGCGGCCCGGCCAGCACCCCTGCATGTTTCGCCGCGCACTCCGGCCGCCAGCGGAACAGCAGGAGGTCGCCGGGTTCCGCCTCACCCATCTCTACCGCCGGCCCGAAGAGCCGCAGGGCAGCGTCCACCAGGCGGTCTTCGCCACTCCGCTCGGCCCAATCGGTTGCATAAGCCGGCACCGCCTCCGATTCCTCGCAGTAGAGTTCGCGCCAGATGCCCCGGATCAGCCCGATGCAATCGCAACCAACGCCCTTCAGCGCGCCCTGATGCCGATAGGGTGTGCCGATCCACCCCTCGGCCAACGCAACGATCTTCTGGCCCTGCCCCCTCATTCGAAGATCGGCCCGCCGTCATGGACCCGCTCCCCGTCAACATAGGAGTAAGCGAAATCGGCGCCCGGCACATGCGGGAAACCCCGGAAATTCAGGTGGTTCGCAAAGCGTGCCCTGCAGGTCGCAAACGACTTGTCGCACCCCGCGGTCACCGTAAACGTGTCGCCCGCCGCAACCTGTACTTCCAGCGGCAGCCAGAACGTCAGCTCCGCCGAACCGTCGGCCTTCCTCGCATGCGCCTCGACATCGACCGACACCCTGCCGGAAAACGTCAGAACGCCCTGCCGGAAGAAACCGCTGTCAAAGCCGCCAAGCCCGGAGACCGCGATCCGGCTCGCATCCTCGACAGCGAGCACCGCTCCCTCACCGCGCCACAGATCCAGGTTTACGCCACAGCGCGCATCGCCCAGGCTGGCGTCGCAGCGGCGGCTGTAGACGCGCCCCTGCGGTTGGCTCAGCCGGTGCGCCAGACTACGCAGCTCCGCCCGAAACTGCGCGCCGGCTCGGGAAACCTCGCCGATCTCCCGCATATTGAGCAGGATATGCTGGTCGGGCGCCGCCCAATTGACGAGAAACAGTTCGACGCGCGCGCCGTCATATCTGCCGGTCGCCAAATCCCGCTCCCTAATCGCCGCACTCGAAAACCCGCCGGCCACCTCGTCGGCACTTACGGAAAGCCCCGTTGCCGCCTCTGCCTCGCTTGCCGAAAACCCGCTCGCCGCCAGGAAGATGGTTCCGTCGAACGTCAGATCGCGGTCATGCTCGGTAAAACCCAGCACGATGCCGTCGCGCCGCGTCACCCGCCAGGCGTGGCAGGTGGTCGTCGCCTCCTGCGCCAGATGCGCAGCCAGATCAGCCGGTACCGTTTTCATGCCAAAACCTCCGTCAGCGGAATGGTCGGGATGCGCCCGGCATCGAAATGCGCGAGGTTGACATCGATCCGGTCCGTATCGAACCGCACCGGCACATCGAATTCATAACCGGCGCGCACCACATCGCCGACAGCGGGAACATGCCCGGCCGCAAAGGTGATGATCCCCGTCGCGGCATCGACCGACAGAGTTTCATCCGCCGCCGCAACGCCGTTTACCGACACCGCGACCGTTCCGGCGACCGGCTTGACGATCCGCCGCACCCAGCTCCCGCCGCTATCCGCATAGGTCTTGATGAGCTGGAACGCTGCGATCTCACCGTCGCCGGTGCCGATCCTCTGGTCGGTCGCCGATACCGGCTCGCCCGGCGCGCAGGATTTCCAATCGACCGGATCGCGAAACCGAAATCCGTAAAGCCGCCCCGCACGAGCCTCGAAAAATTCCAGCACCGCATAGAGGTCGCCGAGCGATTTCACCCCCGATCCAGCGTCATAGCTGCGCCGTGAATCCCGCCAGCGCTGGTTGCGCTGCTCGCGCCCGTTGGAAAGGTTGACGATATCGGTGCGCCGCACCGGCCCGCCGGTCGCCCCGAGCGCCAGGCGCAACGGGAGCCGGATCTCGTGAAAAGCATCAGCCATGACCCGCAACCTCCATTGCACATCCGAAGTGTCTCGTCGCGGGGCAGGATCGCTCTGCCCCGCTGATGTCGCGCTCAACGGACCTGCCTGAAGGCCAACGAAAGCCCTTCAATGCATTACCGTTTCAGTTTGCTCACGGAAGGCTTCAGCTGATCTGGATCGTGCCGATTTTGTACCGCACGTTTTCGTCAGCCGTGATGACGACAGCGCTGTTGCCGAGGATTGTCTGATAGTTCTGATCCTGAGAATTCGGATCGAATACGCCGATGAAGTGATTGCTGTGATATTCATTCATCGCGCCACCGCCGGCGAGGCTGACCATTTGGCGACCGTTCACCTCGAATTGCGGATTGGCCAAGGTATCCGATACGCAGTAGCAGAAACCATCCGCCTGCAGACCGGTATAACCGAACAGAACCCATTTCTGCGTGGGAACGTGATATCGGATGGTCTGCGCCATGCGTCCGTTCTGGTCATACATGGTGTAGGGATTATAACCCGAGACCTTGAAGAAGATCTTCGGTTGCTGGGGCGCAATGTTGCCTTGGTAGTATTGGTGGTTGACCGTCTCCCACTGGTTCGAGTTGTTATAGAATTGCCAGCCGACCGAAGCGTCGAGATTCGAGGTGCGGATCATTGCGAAGCCGTTGTCGAGCAGCGTGGTATTACCTGGCAGGTTGCGAACCTCCACGAAGGCGTAATAATAATTGCCTTCCTGCACGATGTTCGAAGGATGCAGGAACCCGTAGGCCGTATTAATAGACTGATAGGACCACGGCTCCGGGATCAACACGCAGCGAACGTTATGATGATTTTGGCCATAATCGCCGGGCTGCGGGATTGTCCAGGCCTGACCATCATTGGTCGAGCGCACATAGCCGATTGCGTTGACCCAGCGTGTATTGAACCCATAGGCGTTGGAATTGAAGCCCGGAACCCCACCAATCGTGGCAGATGATTGATAGAACTCATGATGAGTCAGGGCAACAACGAGGGAACCGCGGGCGAAAGGGGACATGATCCAGTGACGGTTGGCATAATGCCCTTCATAGGTGTCACGCGGGGAACTCCAGTGCATGCCCGCATTCCAGTTGGTCCAAGTGTTACCGTTATGCCAGTCGTAGACAACATTAAAACGGTACCCTTCTGAATGAGCGGTAATGAACGTCGGTGTGCCGTTTGCATCGCGCCACGGATGCAGGGGACCATCCACCCACAAGCCATAAGGCGTGCTTCCGCCAACATAGCCGTGCCATTGGTTCGTGCTGAAATCCATGCACGTCGTGTTTCCAGACGTCGTAACTACACTCGTAACCATTTTTGATTTCTCCTTCGATTACATGCTGAAGTGCCTCGGCTCCCTCCATTTCAGGAGCCGGTTGTTTGGTCCTGGCGATATCGTTGAGCTGGAGAGAGGGCGGTAAACCGGAATTCTTTTCGCCGCTCTCGCCCTTCGCATCGGATCGAGGACTGACTCGTCCCTGATCGACTGGCCTATCGCGTTTCCGATATCCGGAGCGCGGATGCCTGAGCGTCTGGCATAGACCTCAAAGACCGCGCCTGCCGCGTGCGACGCCGCGCGCCAGCATGGCAGAAATCTGCCCCTCGCTTTTCCGAAAGCTCCCCGCATCGGTCGCCGTTACGTTGAAGACGATCTGGGGCATTGCCCCGCCGCCTGCCGCCGCCACGCCCAATGCACCATCCGGGCCGCGTTTCAGCGGCAGGATCGCCTCGGCACCCGCTTCGCCCATGAGACCCATATTGCCGCCCATCGGGAAGAAACTCGGGCTGCGCACGACACCGCCGTCCGCAAACGGTGTCACGGAGCCGGCCAGTCCGCCGATTGCCCCGTTGACGAAATTGCCGAGCATGTTTTCGAGCGGCTTCAGCCCTGCGGAGAGCGCAATATCCGTCATCCGGCTGCCCAAGCCCCGCAACACCGCCTCGAGCCCCTTGCCGCCACTTGCGGCAGAACTCAGCGCGGTCGTCAGCGCCGATCCGAACCGTTGCGATCGGTTTTCCAGATCGGCCATCACGCCGGCCAGCGCCTCGGCGTCGGAAAGGGTGGCGGAAAAGTTCATGTCATCGTCTTCCATCAATAGCCTCATCGTCGGGAAACGCGGTCATCAAAGCCTCCAATCCGGCCCGCTCCATCGTCACACGCTGCGGTCCTAGTCCGCCGGTGATGGTGAAAAACTCGACCGGCGTCAGCGCCCAGAAATCCTTCGCAGGAAGCCGCAGCAGGCAAAGGCCGGCGTGCATCACCGCATCCCAAGGAAACGGCATGCCCGCCATTGCCCCGTTACCCGCTGCGGCTCTCAAGGGTTTGCTGCAGCGTCCCTGCCCGGCCCGGCAAATGTCGCCGCCAGCAGATCCCCGACGATCCGCGCATAACCGACGACACCGTCGTCGACGCTCATCGCCGCCACCTCGTCGTCGGAGAACAGATTGCCGCCGCCGCGCAGGCCGGCGCCGATCAGCCGGATCATGTCCGCCGCCTTCAGCCGGCCGGAGGAAAAACGCTCCGCCAGCCCGTTGAGATCGCCGACCGAAAACGCCGTCTCCAGCTCCGCCAGCGCGCCAAGCGTCAGGCAGAGAATGCGGCGCTCGCCGTCGATCACCGCCTCCACCTCGCCGCGCCGGCGATTTGCCCGTGCGCCCTGCATCAGAGCGCCCCGAAGGTCAGGCTGCCCGCCGATTCCAGCGCAAGCTCGAAGCGGATCTCGCCATTGTGCTCGCCGGAATATTCAAGCGCCGTCACCTGGAACGGCCCGGTCACCGTGCCGAAGGCCGGGATCAGGATCTGCCAGGCAAGAATGCTGCCGGCAAAGAACGCGCCGCGCACCAGCGCATCGCTCGCCTGGTCCTTGAAAATACCGGCCCCGGTTAGCGACGCGCGCTGCACGCCCGCGCCACCCAGGAGCTCGCGCCAGCGCCCGGCGCTTTCGGCATCGGTGATGTCGACGGTCTCAGCATTGAAGGCGAGCCGCTTCGAGCGCAGCCCCGCCACCGTCAGGAACGCGCCGTCATTGTCGATCTTCAAGAGCAGGTCCTTGCCCTTCTGCGCAACCATGTGGAAGTCCTTTCCGCTGTTGTCGTTTGTCGCTTTCGCACCTCCGGAAGCGGTGCTAGAGCGTCGAGCGCTCACACCCGTTTTCGCGAATGCTTCCCGCCACCATGCCCAAAATCCTCCCCCTGCGCTCGGCGCAGACGATCGCCGTGCTCGCCGTCACCCAGATCATCTCCTGGGGCACGAGCTTTGATATGCTCGGCGTCATGGGCCGCGTCGTCGCGCCGGAACTCGGCCTGCCCAACGAGGTCGTGTTCTTCGGCCTGTCGATCATGATGCTGGTCAGCGCGCTCGCCGGCCCCGCAACCGGTCGCCTGCTCGTCCGCCATGGCGCCGCCAAGGTCATGGCGACAGCGTCGGTCACCTTCGCGATCGGCCTGCTGCTGCTCGCGAGCGCCCACGAAGTCCTGGTCTACGGGCTCGCCTGGATCATCATCGGTGTCGGCGGCGCGCTCGGCCTGTCGGCGCCGGCCTATACGGCGGTCGTCGAGCGCGAGGGCCTCGACGGCAAGCGCATCATCGCCATCCTCATGCTGTTCACCGGGCTATCAGCCACCATCTTCTGGCCGGTCCTGGCACTGATGAACGATCTCGTCGGCTGGCGGATGACATTTGTGCTCTCCGCCGCTCTGCAGATCTTCGTCTGCCTGCCGCTCTATCTGTTTGGTCTGCCGAAACCGATCGACCGGAGCGAACAAGCTCAGGCCACGGATACGGTGCCGGTCGATTTCACGCCGCCGGAACGCCGCCGCGCCTTCTTCCTGGTGGCTGCAGCCACCGCGATCAGTTCGTTCATCAGCTTCGGCCTGTCGCCCTCGTTGCTCGCTCTCCTGCAACAGGCCGGCGCCTCGCCGGCGCTCGCCCTTCAGCTCGGCTCGGCGCGCGGCGCGATCGGCGTCTCGGCCCGTTTCGTCGATATGGCTCTCGGCCGACGTGGCAATACGCTTCTGACCTCGATGGTCGGCACCAGCCTGGTGCTCATCAGCTTCCTGCTGGCAGCCATGATCACGTCCTCGGCTCCGATCCTCGTCATCTTCGTGCTGCTCTATGGCTTCGGCACCGGCGTGCTCGCGGTCGCCCGCGCGCTGCTGCCGCTGTCGCTCTTCTCGCCGCGCGAATTCGGCCTGCAATCCGCCCGCCTGTCGCTGCCGCAGAACCTCGCCAATGCCGCCGCCCCGGTCATCTTCACCGCCCTCCTCGACCGCGCCGGCGCCTCCGCCGCCCTCATGACCGGCGCCGTGCTCTCGGCGATCTCGCTGGTGTTCGTGCTGATGCTGGTCGGGCTGGTGCGACGGGCGAATGGGCGCTTAATTGCTGATTGAAGCGACGATATCCTTGACCGGCAAGAGCAGGGTACGGTCCAGCCCCTTGGCCTGCCGAAACCCGTGTCTGAGATAAAAACTCGACGCCTCGTCGTCGAGGGCGTGAACCATGACGGCCCTAAAGGCGACCACTTCCGAGGTCGCAACAACGGCCAATAGGGCATTCTTCAGAAGTTCGCCGCCCAGGCCCTGTCCATGATGCCTCCGGTCCACCGCAAGCCGAGCCAGCAAAGCCACGGGGATCTCGCCCGGCGCCTGATGCCCCTTGACCTGTCGAGGCGCGTTTTCGCGCGAAATCATGCCGGCGCACAGCGAGTGATAGCCGACCACCCGAAAATCGGCGTCGGCAATCACGAAGGTCCGCGTATAGCTCTGCGCTTGATTGTGAAGCGCCATCTCCTTCAGGAATCTATCGAGCACCGGCTTGCCGCTCTCGAAATCTCCAAGATGATGTTGCTCACCCAGGGGAACTGGTTTGCGATACATGGGCTCAGTCGAGCCATTGCCGGTTCGACTTGAGCAAGGCAGAAAGCTTCTCATTCACCTGCGCCGGCTCCCCGAGCAAACTTTCGACGGCATCGAACATCGTCGCATCGACGCCAATGAACCGCTGGTCCAGGAGCTCTTTCTGGGCAGTTGCCAAGGCCGCTTCGGTCATGAACGCCGACAGCGACTTGCCGGAGATCTCGGCCGCGCGGGCAATGACCTCGCGTGTCGATGCATCTATCCGCAGATTGATCGTTTCGTTTTTTCGAAGTGCTACCATAACCCTGGAATCCACAATGTACATTCATTGTATATACATTTTCCTCGCGTTATTCAACGACCAATCCGAGCAGTTCCATCACTCCGTCACCGCCCGAAACCGCATCTCCCCCAGATAAAACTTCGTCTTCGGCTCCCGCCGCGTCCGCATGCTCACCTGCAGCAGGCTCACCAGTGCCGCGCCTTCAAGCGCCAGCCCGGCGTCATGCAACATGGAGTGCGCCAACCCGGCGATCTCCTGAACCTGCCGCCGCCCCTCGCCGTCGGACCATATTTCCAGGACCAAAAGATGTTCCTCGCCTGCCTCGGTGGCGGTCGAAAAATCCCGTGTCTCCATCTCGCCGAACACCACGCAGGGCAACTTTGCCCGCGGCAGAAGCCGGTCGCGGATGCCGTCGGCACCGACGA